GCTTGCATCTCATGTATATTCTTTGAGAGCTCATCTTTTGCTGTTTGAATCTCTTTTGCTTTGTCTTTAATCGAATCAATCTTTTCTACTTTCTTAGTTTCTTCGATTGCTTGATCACATGTAGGACATTCATCGTTATCTTCATAGAATCTGCTTTCATCTACAAGACCTTTGATCTTATCGTTGAATTGCATATCATAAGAATCAAGTTGAGACATCTTTTTAATAAGTTGGCCACTATGTTTTTCTTCTTCAGTAATCGAAGCTGAAAGATTCTTACCAAGATGTTTACTTTCTTCAAAGAGCTTATTGATTTCTTCTTTATAAGTATCGATACTTGTTCTCTTGTTTTCAATTTGATCATCATTTAACTCTTGTAAGTTCTTAATGTATTTGCTTTGAGCATCCATCTTAGTTTTAAGAATATCAATTTGATGATTAATATCTGTAAGCTCATCTTTGATCTTAGAATTTCTTTCCTTTAATAGAGTATTCATCTTAGAAAAGATGTTGATGTCTAATAGGTCTTCAATAATGTTTCTTCTTGACCATACAGGTAATTGCATGAATGGTATAAACGAAGATGATCCAAGTACTACTACCTGGTGAAATGACTTATGATTAAGCTTTAAGATATTTTGTTCTAAGAACTTCTGATAATCTCTTGCATTAGATGCTTGATTAATAAGATTGCCGTTTTGATAGATCTCAAACTTACCTGGTTTGATTCCTCTTACAATCTTAAAGTCATGACTTCCAATAACCATTTCAACTGTAACTACTGTACCTTTTTTATTGATACTATTAATCATTTGATCTTTCTTAATGTCTCTATGGGGTTTACCAAAGAGAGCAAAAGATAATGCGTCAAGTAAAGTTGATTTACCTGCGCCATTTTGACCAACGATTAACGTTGATGGTGTTTTGTCTAACAATATTTTTATTGGATCGCTTCCAGTGGATAAGAAATTCTTCCACTCACATGATTTAAAATGTATCATACTATCTCTAGATTCTGTGCCTCAGTATATAGTTTACGTAATTCGACTTTAAGATGTTCTTTATCTAAGTCAGTATCGACAGCTTCAACATACGAATCCAAAAGCTCGTTAGTATCTTCTAGGGATATTTTCTCGTCTTCGACGCTTTCTCCCATATACTCTTCAAAACTTTCAGCTATCTTAAGCTCATATGTTTCAATATTCTGTAATCTATCTACAAACTTATCAAACATATATAAGTCATTTTTATTTAAAACAATCAGCTTGATGAACTTTTTCTCATACTCTGATATGTTTACTTTGTCATAATCTGTTTTAGTATCGTCATATATAACTTTCTTAAACATTGTAATTGGATTTCTTACTGGTGTAATCTCTCTTGTTTCAGTATCAAGTACATGAAAGTATTTTGGATCATCAACATCAGCCCAAGTAAACTCCATTTGAGAACCAAGATACGTTACGTTACCTTGAGAACTTTTTGTATGGAAATGTCCACTCAGAACCATTTCAAATCTTGAGAATACATCAGCACTCATACCATGTGGGTTAGGCATTCCTGCCATCATATCAAATCCTTTTAGCTCTAAATGAGCTCCAAGAATTGCTGCTCCACATTTTTGAGCAAACTCTGTGTATTCTTTATAGTTAGCATTATTAATCCAAGGTATTACTGCAACGCCAAGTCCATCATAATCAAGCACTGTTGGCTTCATGATAATATTGACATTAGATGTAAAGTAACCTAAGAGCTCTTTTAAAGAACAAAGCTCATTGGTATTCTTAAAGTAGACGTCATGATTACCTGGAATGATATCCATTGTCATGCCGTTTTCTTTTAATGGTTCTAAGAAATGCTTACGATTAGCATTTAATGCTTTAAAGTTGACAAACTTACGATGCTCGTAATAGTCTCCTAAATGCAGTACGTTTTTGATATCATGTTCTTTACAATACGGGAAGAAGACTTCTGTATAGAAACGATCTTGGTATTGTAAGAAGATATCACTACTATTTCTGACACCACAATGAGTGTCATTTAATATTGCTACTTTCATCCTTTTGCGAGACTCATCATACGCTTTTGAGCTTTCATAATACGCCTTCCAGCATTCTTAATCTTCTCCATCTTGATAGCTACAATGTCTCTTTGTATCTTACGCTTGTCTTCGCGTTGTGTTCTTTTCTTCATAAGACGTACGTGTCTTTGATTTTGTTTTGTTGTTACTCTTTTCATTACATAAACAGCTCGAGCTTTTCTTTCTCTCGCCTTTTCTCCTCTTTAGCAAATACTTTAATTGCTTCATCTTTTGTACGTATCTGACCAATTCTTTGTCTTAACGTATCAACATAAGCCATTGTTTGTTCAGCACCTTCGTTATCCATTCCCATTTGAACAAAGTCTTCAATGCCCATTTTCTCAATGAACTTAAATTTGATTTCTTGTTGTTTCTTTTCTTTAGTTATTCTACGTATAAACGCAAAGTAACATATTTGAGTAAAGTATGAGAACGCATTAGGCTTTCCAGTTCTTGTAGCAGTTTCAATATTGTAGTTGTTGATTGCTCTTAAACAGTTTTCAACTGCATCCATAACCATCTCGTCTCTATAGGTATACCTCACGAAGTTCGGTCTGTGAGACAGTCCTTCTGAGATCTTTAAAAAGCAAGATGCAATATAGTTTGTTACTGTTGGTACTGGAATTTCTTGTTTCTTAGCTTCACGTGCGCTTATTGCATACGCCATGACTGCTTCAGAGAATTCTCTATTATTTACGTAGTGGGGTTTATCTTTTGGTTTGACTTTTACTGTCATGTTTTTTTCTCCATAATGTATATTATATCATAGTTTTAGTTAAATGTAAACGATTAATTTATTTCAATTATTTTCACTCTAGTCGTTTACATTTGCCTGTTTTTATGGTATAATATATTAACACCCGGAGCGGTAGAGGTACAGTAATTAATGAAGTACCTTCTTCTCTGCTCTAATATTAATATCATCAGCTGAGCTAGTTAAAGTATCTTCATACTCTTGCATGAGCTCTTCATCTGATCTTATATCAGGCATCATGATAGGTTTATCCATCTTAAGAGCAAATTGTACGTACAGATCTTTTATAGACTCTGCTATAGGTACATGCTGTATTATGCTACTCTTAAGTACTTTAAATTGTTTACTTTCTGAGAATGGGAACCATGCTGAGAACTGAATACCACCTAGAAAACTTGGATTGATTCTCACTGGTCTCTCAATAATAAGATTATCTTCGTTCTTTACTGCAAGAAGACCAATGATCTCTTCGCCGTTCATGAGTTTAAAATGTCTAATATTTAATGATTCCATATTATTATTTATATGTCTATATCGTGCATCTTATAGTTAAATCTTTCTTTTGAATAGATTTTAATTCTTTCAGCGGCATGTTGTAATGTATAGTTCTTTCGATTTTTCCAATGTAGATCATCAGCAATATCATATATCTTTGTATCTCTTCCATCTTCGCTCTTCCTAAGTCCTCGTCCTATCGATTGAAGTACTCTAATCTGACTTTTACTTGGTGAAGCAAAGATGATATTGTGTAAATTCCTAATGTTAATACCAGTAGAAAAAGTCCCAATACTTGCAACAATAATGGCATCCTTTTCTTTCTCGGTAATCTCACGAACTGATTCTCTTGTGTCGACATCTGTTTCTCCTGATACGTAAAACAGTTTTCTGTCTTTAGGTATTTTAGTTTGTAATAATGAATGTAATGGTTTACCATGTTTATCAACATAGTTAAAAAGTATAAGTGTATTACCTGTTTGATCTAAAGCAAGATTAGATATAAAGTTATTCCTTGGTTCATATCTTACAATAAAGTCTAATTCTTGCTGATATGTTTCTTTTACGATTTGCTTACAATACTCTTCTTTATATTTAAGTATAAGTATGTCAATGTTTAATTGAGCAAGATCATTGTTATCCATTAATTCTTTTGTTGTTGTCACTTTATATACTGGACCAAAAAGTCCTTCTAATACTAACTGATGAGTTTGTGTTCCATCCAATGTTCCAGTAGTACCAATACGATACTTCGCTTCAGTGCATTTTTCTAATATGCTTGTAAGAGACTTTGCTTTAAAATTATGAGCTTCATCTCCTATGACCATACCAAATCCACTAAACCAGTTAGCAGGTAACTTATAAATTGATTGCCAAGTTGATATAATAATTCTTTGAGTTACTCCTATTTTTTCTCGGCCAGAATATATCCTATGGCAGTTTTCTTCATGAGACCAAGTATCTTTTCTAGAGTAGTCTCCGAAGTCAGAGTACATTTGCTCTACCAATGATGTTGTAGGTACTATAAGCAAAACACTACCATCAAAAACATCAAGGTAATATCGTATAGCCAAATATATCATTAAACTCTTCCCAGAAGCAGTAGGTGATAGTAATAACGTTTTCTCTTTCGAAAGCGTGTGCGAGAGTCCCTCCAATTGATATCCCCTAGGTGTTATATCAGCTCCGTTCACAGAAAGGGACAGATTTGATAATAGCCCCTCTATGTTAGGCTCTAGGGATGATTCGAGTGCACCGTATTGTGGCGATTCTATCACTTCTAACTTATAATCCCTCACGTCACAAAACTCACGCAAATATTTGTGCAATCCTGTGTATAATGTCTTTTTTCTGCTATCAAATAATCTTATTTTGCCGTCCCACATACGATTACGATATGCTGGCATAAATTTATACCCAGGCACGAAGAATTGGAATTGCTCTGATAGTTCCATCTCTATTGATGGATCGGTTTTGATGTTTAAGAAGACTTCATTCTTCTTTTGAATAGTAACTGTATCCATTAGATTCCGCTAGTGAACTTCCTCCACTCAATCATGTTCTTAATTGTTTGGTGTCTCCACTTAACATTATCTAAAATTTCCTTTAAAGTTGAACACATTTCTTCTATGTACTGCATCTTAGCTTGATGTTCTTGTATTAATGGATCAGCATCGTAATATCTGTCCATATCTCCTTTTAAAACAGTAAGACCATTGAGGGGATCATAGTCCCAACCTTTTTCGTCTATTTGTTCTTTTGGCATTTTACCGTTATAATGCATCCACTTGTCTCTTAACAAGACTTTGAATTCAAGTTCAGCTCTCTTAAGCTGTAGTCTATTTACCGAGAGAAGTTCTAGGTATTTACTGTGGAGTTTCGCGGAATCTCTTGATGTCTCATCTAGATTTATTTCATCTATGATGGAATCAGTTTTCCACATTTCTAAGATTTGTTGCAAATTGTTCATACTATTGTTTTATACTATTATATATCTATTATATCATACTTTGTCGTATTTGTAAAGGACTTTATACGAATTCAAAGTTTGTATAATTAAAAGCAATATCCATTTGGACATACTCAATACTTTCTGTCTGAGTATCAAACTCGACTGCAGACATACTTGTTGGAAACACTCCTTTAAATTGAATCTCTTTTACTACATTGTTATGCGATGTTAATATCAAAAGAGTAGCATCAACTTTAAAGTCTTCTGCTGTACTTGTTTGAGCTAAATTATGCATCCAATCAAAAGTTTCAATATAGTTTTCTAAATTCTCAGTTACGTTAATACGTAATGTTAAATCTTCAAAACTAAGTCTATCACCTGTAAATGCTAAATTGACTCCTCTGTATCCTTGCTCAGAAGCTGTCATGCTAACGCCAGGTAATGTAGCTCCAACAGCAAAATATTCTAAGTTTGCGTATTGAGTGCTATTGATCTTAAATTGAAATCCGGTAGGACTTAAAAAATTCTTATTTGTAGTTAATGTTGCCATATATCTATTTATATAATAAGAGAGGCTAAATTAATAGCCTCAATACAATTATTTCTCAGTGACGAACTCATTGAACTGTTTAGCAGTTTCAATAATTTGTTCACTAGTAACTTCAACTATCGGTAATGGTGAATCTTTTCCACCAACACCTCCTTGTTCTATACTAAAATAATGTGCATCAACAACGCGTTGAGCATTTGATTCTAATAGACCCTGTGCTAGGTTAAGTAAGTCGGCTCTGATTTCGAACCCTGATTTTGCATTTGACATAATATCCTCCTGTGTGTGTGTATGTCTGTTAAATTATTTAACATATCTATTTATACACATAAAAAAAGGGACTCCGAAGAGCCCCTTTAAAGAATTAGATTTAACTAACTACGGTTTACACCATAATGTCGTCAACTCTGAAGATTCTGAAGTACTGGTTAGCACGGTTTGTACCGGTGCCATCAGCAGCTACGAATGGATTTGCAACCATACCGTATCTTGTTTTGAATCCCATTCTAGGTTGGAAGTCATTCTCACCAACTGCTTTAACCATTGTTAAAGGTACGTAAGGACAGTAGAACATA